ATGATGATGAGCGACAAAGGGTACGAAGAAGCAACCTTAGCCGATGCTATCCGTTTTAATATGAAACGCGATAAGAAACGCTTCTGGGCTGGGGATAACATTAGTGAGTATGTAGTCGGGCACAGAGATGAATTAATTGCTAATGCCACTATAGCATTTGAAGGTGTACTAGACGCATTGCTTATTGATCGCGAAAATGATCCCAACAGTAAAGGCACAGCTAAAAGATTAGCTAAGATGTATTTTAACGAAATTATGGCAGGGCGATATGAGCCGGCTCCAGATTGTACAGCGTTTCCAAATAATTCAGAGGATAGATATGAAGGTATGTTGGTTGTTCGCAGTGAATTGCGTAGTATGTGTAGTCATCATCATCAGCCAGTTAGTGGGGTTGCCTATATCGGGATCATCGCTGCCAACAAGCTCATTGGTCTTTCTAAGTATACAAGGATTGCTCAATGGTGTGCTCGCCGTGGGACTTTACAAGAGGAACTATGTAATGACATCGCTAAAGAAATAATGAAAGCAACTGATAGTAAAGACGTAGGTGTATATATACAGGCTGTTCACGGTTGTTGCGAAAATAGAGGTATTATGGCACACTCTAGTCTGACACAGACTACTGTATTGCGTGGAGCATTTAATGAAGATGCTGGCACTAAGAAAGAGTTTATGGACAATATCAAACTACAACAGGACTTTGCCCCGAGATGATTGAACAGATACTACACGAAATTTATATATATTGGATTATGTTTGTCGCATTTATACAATATCTTTTTTCGTAATAATAAAAATATGATCATTGAACTTATAGGAACTTGGTTAATTGTAGGATTCTTTAGTGCCATTGGTTGGAATGTGGCCGACGAAACAGTTAACAAACCATATGTTGATCCATACCTTGCTAAAAAGATGGGTACTACCGAAAAGCCAGTAGCTCCTGCTGCTACACCAGAATCTGATAATAAATAGTTTCAACCGGTCTTTTGAGCATCATCCCGGTATACAAATTCTGCTGCCTATGCTATAATCTAACATAGGAGAAATAAATGGCAAACCAAGCAATACAATACAAATACACAAGTACTAAAGAATATCATGACGCATTTCCTTGCGCTTATCGTCAATGGAGAGCTGATAGTCATTGTAATTTAATTCATGGCTATTCATTTAGTATGAAGTTTTATTTTGGTACAAATGATTTAGATGTACGCAACTGGGCAGCCGATTACGGTGGACTTAAAGAATTGAAATCGGTATTAGAGTCACAGTTTGACCATACATTGTTAGTAGCAGAAGATGATCCGGAACTTGACTTTTATAAAGAAATGGAAAAACGCAATCTTGCTAAACTAACCATTCTTCCTAAATTAGGTTGTGAAGGCCTAGCTGATCAACTTTACAAATATGTTAACGGAGTTTACATACCTGATATGTGGGGACAATCCGAAGCTGACCGCTTATGGTGCTATCGTGTAGAAGTTCGCGAAACAATGTCTAACATGGCGTATCGCGAAGGACACAGGGAATGGAATGAAGACCTCTTCGCCTAAAATTAACGAAATTTTAGACATTCTACAAGAAGAGTGTGCTGAAGTTATTCAAGCTATAAGCAAGTGCCGCAGATTTGGGATAGAAGGAGAAAATCTCAAATCTGGGCGCACTCAACGCGAAGAATTGATACAAGAATTAGGCGATGTCACTTTATTAATTGAATTACTCAAAGCTCACGAACTATTTACTGAGAAAGAACTACACGATGCTACCTTAAAAAAGTCAGCTAAGTTAGTTACATGGTCCACTATCTACAAAGATTAAGAAAATTATTAAGTACCTATATTATCCAGTAAATAGTACAAACTGTACAAAGGATAACAATGGCCCAGTCCAAAAACGATTATAAAATAGCGGTAATGCTTCCTACAAGAGGCAGAACTACAGCATTAAAATTAAGTATTATTAGTGTTTTTAACAGAGTACTTGATATTGACGGGGTCCAATTATTATTAGCATTTGATAATGATGATGAAGTTGGATTAAAATATTTTTCCGAATCAATCCAGCCTTGGATGGAACAAAAAGGAATTCATTATACTGTAATGGTATTTGAACCAATGGGTTATGTTGGATTAAATCGTTACTATAATGGCTTAGCCGCACAAGCATCAGCTGATTGGTTGTTTGTTTGGAATGACGATGCTTTGATGGAAACTACAGGTTGGGATAAAATTATCACTGATCATACTGGTGAATTCAAACTACTTAAAATCCATGTTCATCGCGAACATCCATATTCTATTTTCCCTATTGTTCCTAAAGAATGGTATGACTTATTTGGATTCTTCTCACGTCATCAAATGATTGATGCTGAGTTAAGTCAAATTGCTTATATGCTTGACATTATGGAAATTGTAGAAATTTACGCTACACACGATAGACATGACTTAACTGGTAGCAACGCAGACCTTACATTTAAAAATCGTGAGGTATTAGAAGGTAATCCTAGTAGTCCAAAAGATTTCCATCATCCTTCATATGGCAATGGCAGATTAGTTGACGCTGAAAAGATTGCTTCTTATCTAGTGTCAAAAGGTAAAGACCTTTCTTTCTGGCAAAATGTAAAACTAGGTCAACAGGATCCTTGGGAAAAACTTAAAAAGAATGATATTAATAAACAAATGATACAAACTCCGGTAAAAAGATAATGAGTAAAATAACTGAAAGCACCCACTTAGATCGCTGTTTAATTACAGGCGAGTTTGTTACAAAAATTTTAGACTTCGGGCAACACGCTTATGCTGATACATTCATTGCTGAAGATCAGCTTCATATGTCTGAACCAGTATTTCCACTACAACTACATTTAAATTCTAGTTCAGGGCAAATCCAATTAGGATTCGTTAGCGATGCCGAAGATCGTTATAACTTATACAGTTATAGCTATACATCGTCAAATTCAAAAACTGCCAGAGATCACTGGGATGAATATGCTTCTACTATCAAAAGCAAATACAACACTGAGGGATTGGTTGTAGAGATTGGTAGTAACGATGCTTACTTAATTAAACAATTTCAAGATACAGATACCAAAGTACTTGGGATCGATTCTTCCCAAACTATGTGCGATATTGCCAAAGAAAAAGGAGTCGACTCATTAGCTGCTTTATTCAATATTGATACAGCAGTTGAAGTTGCCGAAGAACATGGCAAGGCTTCGGTAATTATAGCTAACAATGTATTCAATCATGCTAACGATCCTGTTAACTTTGCTTCGGGAGTTTCACAGTTATTAGATAAAGATGGTATATTTGTATTTGAGTTACCGTACTGGGCAAGTATGATTGAAAGTGGTCGATTCGTAGATATGGTTTATCACGAACACATTTCTTACTTTACTATTAAGAGTGCTTGGAACTTGCTACAGCAAGTTGGTTTAGATATTGTAGATTTTGATATAGTTGATTATCATGGCGGCAGTATTAGAGTTATTGCTAAACATACTACTAACAACGGAATGCCATTCTTGGTTCGTGGTGCTATCGAAAACGAAACTGCTATGGGTTTGTTTGATACTACTTTCTATACCAAATTACAAGACAAGTTTGAAAAGCAACGCAATGCGTGGCTACTTAACTTTTATCAAATTTTAGCAGATGAACCTGATGCTGTTATTATTGGTGTTGGGGCGGCAGCCAAAGCTAATACTTGGTTAAACTGGCACAAACTAGATAAAACAGTATTAACTTGTATTACAGATGCTAGTCAATTTAAACAAGGCAAATACACACCATTAACTCGTATTCCTATTCGTAGCGATGACGAGTTTGCTAAACACGAAAAACCATACGCATTAGTACTAAGCTGGAATATCGGAGAGCCACTAAAGAAAGCTCTATTAAGCATCAACCCTAACACAAGGTTTATATCACAATGAGACATTACAACATTTATAACAATACAGAAGAAGGTTTAGGCAAACACGCAGACGACCGTGGTTCGATTACCGATATTTTTTACAAAGCAAATATGAATCATGCTTGTATTATTACTAACGCTCCTGGTGCTATTCGTGCTAATCATTATCACAAACTTACTACGCAGTATACCTATGTGTTAGCTGGTACTTTACACTATTACTCTAAGCCTGTTGATAGTGATGAGCCAGCCGTTGGAATCACTGCCGGTCCTGGGGATATGGTTATTAGCGAACCTAATGAGATCCACGGTATGGAAGCTGGTAGCGATGGCTTTGTGTTTATTGCTTTTGCTGAAGGCCCACGCGGTGGCGAAGATTACGAGAATGATACATTCCGTGTAGATTCTATTTTACCAAAACATGATTAAACGAGCAGTTATATTTGGATCTAATGGCGGCATCGGTCAAGCTACCTGTGAAGCCTTCACTCGAGCCGGCTATATTGTCAAACCTATTAGCAAAAATCAAGTAAATTTTGTTTATTTAGATAGCGATATTAAAATACAAGAAATGTTATCAAGTAATGATCCAGATGTTATTGTAAATTGTGTAGGTCATTTCGATAAAACTAATAACGAAACACATTCAAATACATTTGATATAAACATTGGATCGAATTGGTCCATTATTCGTCATTACATTAGTAACGGTACTAAGAAACCTGTAAAGATTATTATGGTTGGATCTAGTGCGTATAAGTCAGGACGCAAAGACTACATTTTATACGCCGCCAGTAAAGCAGCACTATATAATGTATGGCAAGGTGCCTGTGAGTATTTTAAAGGCAGTGAAGTTACATTAGGATTAATTAATCCAGTACGCACACGCACTAAAATGATAGATATGAAAACTTCGGCTATATGTTTAGAACCCGAAGATGTGGCACAAGAAATATTAAGCATGGCGTCAGCTCAGAGTAATCAACTAGTTGATATGAAATATCCAGAGGAGAATTGAATGAAGATTGGTTTAATAGGAAAAGGCACAGTAGGCAAAGCAGTTTATGAAGGATTAAATCATTTGGGTCACCAAATGAGTTTCTTTGATCCAGCATACGAAGGATCAACACTTAATGATGTATTAGATACAGAATGTGTATTCATTTGTGTTCCTACTAACCAAGCGCCAAATGGTGATTGCGATACAAGTATTGTAGAAAAGGTAGTTGGCGAATTAAACGACGCTGGCTACAAAGGTTTAGTAGGACTTAAAAGTACTTGTGTTCCTGGTACTTGCGATAAGCTATCTGCCCAATACCCTAACTTGCGTATTTGCTCCGTTCCAGAATTTCTTCGTGCTAAAACAGCGTTAGCTGATTTTATGTACAATCATGATTTATTAGTAATTGGCAGTAATCGCGAAGAAGATTATATTATTGTTAAAGCTATCCATGGTAACTTGCCACAAAATGTTGCTTGTGTTAAGCCAGCAGAAGCAGAAGTTATCAAATACTTCAACAATGTAAATCATTCTGTACAAATTATTTTTGCTAATATTGCTTATGAAGTATGTAAAGCATTAGGCGCAGATTATAATAATGTTTACAATGCTATTACCAAGCGTGATTGTATTAATCCAGCATATTTGATGTGTAATGAAAACTTGCGTGGCTTTGGCGGACATTGCTTGCCAAAAGATACAAGTGCGTGGGCTAACTTAGTTAAGAACTTAGGACTTGACTTCGCTATGATTGAAGCAACTATTAAAGATAATGAGAAAATTGTAAATGGCTAAAATTTTAATTACAGGCGCTAGCGGATTGCTAGGCACAGAATTTTGTAAACAACTTAAAGCCGCTGGCAATGAAGTATGGGCACTAGATAATCATAGTCGTAGTTCAAGTATTCCTGATTGTGATAAGTTTGTTGCCGCTGACTTAAATAACACAGTATTGTTTGATGAATTATTGCCAACTGATTTTGATTACATTTATCACTATGGTGCTATTAACGGTACAACTAACTTTTACAAAATGCCTAACAAGGTATTAGAAAATAACTTTGTTTGCGATTTAAACATTTTCAATTTTGCTCGTAAATGTACTAATCTTAAGAGCTTAGTATATGCTTCGAGCAGTGAAATTGTAGCAGATGATCCTACGAGTCCAGTTCCAGAGAATTCAGATGTGTTTATTAAAGATATACACAATGCTCGTTGGAGTTATCGTTTGGCTAAGATTACTAGTGAAAACTATTTGGCTAATTCGGACTTACCTTATGTTATGATCCGTTACTTTAATGTATATGGTGAAAACAGTAAACAAGGTCATTTCTTAGGTGACCAAATTAACAAGATTAAAAACGGTATTTTCTCTGTAATCGGCGCACAAGAAACTCGTAGCTTCTGTCATGTATCAGATGCTATCCGTGCTAGTATCTATGTTGCCGAAAACACTACTCGTGAATTGGTTAATGTGGGCAATGACCGCGAGATTTCAATTGGTGATGCTGTTAAAGTTATTGCTACCGAATTAGGTCATCCAGACGCAGTATTTGAACAGTTACCAAGTATGCCAGGTTCTGTTGCTAATCGCCGTCCTGATATTACCAAACTTCGTTCGATTATGCCTGACTATAATCCTATGTCGTTTGAAGAAGGTATTCGCCAAATTTTATCGTAATAGCTTGACGACCTAAATACAAGTGTGTATAATACTTGTATGGACCATACTAATTTAACTTACAAAGACGTAGAATGTTTAACTCAAGACATTCTACGTCAAATTACGAAAGACGGCTGGAAACCCGATTATGTTGTAGGACTTACTCGTGGCGGGTTACTTCCAGCTGTTCTTATATCCCAATATCTAGACGTGCCAATGCAAACACTTAAAGTATCATTACGGGATGATCAAGATTGTGTAAGTGATTGCGGAATGGCAAGTGATGCCTTTGGGTATGTCAACTTAGAAATCCGCAAAGATCACGAATCATATTCTAAGAAAAAGCTACGCAAAAATATTCTTATCGTTGATGATATTAATGATACAGGTGCTACTCTAAACTGGATTAAACAAGATTGGCAATCAAGTTGCTTACCGCAGGCTACAGAAGTTTGGGAACAAGTTTGGGGCAACAATGTACGAGTAGCAGTACTAATCGATAACTTACCAAGTAAGAGTGAATTAACTATTAACTATGCTGGTATGGAGATTAATAAAAACGAAGACCCTCGATGGGTTAATTTTCCTTATGAAGGGTGGTGGAAGAAATGAGTAAATTGTCAAAGAAAAAAGTAGACGTATCTTTTATAGATCCTGAAACTATGAAAGTGGTTTGTACCTTTAACCAGTGTTACAAAAAATTCACAATCGAAGGCACAGAAGTAATAACATTTGATAGTGGAAAAGAGTTTGTACAAGGATTTCACGAATGTACGGAGTGTGGGCGCAGAGTAAAAGGCAAAGGAGACGGTAGTCGCGGCTATCAAGAACAAAAAGCACGGAAAGGTGCTAAAGAAGAAAATGAACATGATCAAATGATGAGAGAGGAATTCGGTGAGTAAATTAAAAGTAGCAGAACTATTTTATAGTATTCAAGGCGAAGGTCGCTATATGGGAGTGCCCAGTATATTCCTTAGAACTTTCGGCTGTAATTTCCGCTGTGCTGGATTTGGTATGCCCAAAGGTCAACTTAGCACAGAAGTAGAAGAAATAGCAGAAGTTGCTCATATGTTTACCAAATATGAAGACTTGCCATTAGTAAGTACAGGATGTGATAGCTATGCTAGTTGGGATCCGCGCTTTAAAGATTTAAGTCCTTTAATGGAGTCAGATGCTATTGCTAATCGCATTATGGAGATTCTGCCATTTGGTCAGTGGGGCACTGAGCACTTGGTTATCACAGGCGGAGAACCTTTGTTAGGTTGGCAACGTGCTTATCCAGACTTGCTGAACAATCCTAAGATGGCCAATTTACGAGAAATTACTTTTGAAACGAATGGCACTCAAAAGCTAAGTCCAGAGTTTAAAGAGTTTTTGATTAACTGGTCATTAGATGGAGTTGGCAAGCCTAAACAAGTTACATTTAGTGTTAGTGCTAAATTAAGTTGCTCTGGTGAATTGCGTGAAGATGCTATTAAGCCTGAAGTAGTTTGCGAATATCAAGAAGTTGGATACACTTATTTAAAATTTGTAATCTCTACAGAAGAAGATGCCGAAGAAGCACTAGCAGTATCGCAAATTTATCAAGCGGCTGGGTTTAAAGGCCCAATTTACTTAATGCCAGTTGGCGGGGTTGAAAGTGTTTATACTTTGAATAATCGTCGAGTAGCAGAACTAGCTATGGCAAATGGCTTACGCTATAGTGATAGACTTCAAGTGGTTCTTTGGAAAAACGACTGGGGTACTTGATTGTATCCACAAGGATTTCATGGTATGCCTATACCTGATTTAATCGATCCTTTTTATAGAAAGGCATTTTGGGAACTCAAATTTTCTTGGCTACCCCATAAATGTGCGCTAAGTAATAAGTTAATCTGGCTAGAATATGCCTATCGTGGCGTAGCTGGATGGTCCGGGCCAGGCGAACCAGCGTATCAATACAAATGGCATAGCAGTACCGAACATCTTATATGGAAATTAAAAGGAAATTAATGAGCTATCTATTCACAAGCGAATCAGTATCAGAAGGACATCCAGACAAAGTAGCAGATGCTATTAGTGATGCTATTTTAGATTTAGTAATGAGTAAAGAAGACACTAGTCTTCGTTGTGCTTGTGAAACATTGGTAACTACAGATACAGTAATTGTTGCTGGAGAATATAAAGGTGTATTACATTCAGAAGAAGTAGAATCAGCTATTCGTCGAGTCATCAAAGATATTGGTTACGAGCAGTCAGGATTTGATTGGCGTACTGTTAAAATTATTAACTTGCTACATGGCCAGTCCGCAGATATTGCGTTAGGCACAGACAACTTTGGCGCAGGCGACCAAGGATTAATGTTTGGATATGCTTGTAACGAAACAGAAAACTTTATGCCTTCGGCAATTTACTGGAGTCATAGAATTGTAGAAGGGTTAACACAAGTTCGTAAACAAGGTGTACTTAACTATCTTGGACCAGATGCTAAGAGTCAAGTTACTTTTGAATACAGCGATGATGCCAAACCTATTCGTATTGCTAAAGTAGTTTGTTCTACACAACATAATGCCGATGTTGATATCGAAACTGTTCGTAAAGACGTTGGCAATATTATTCGTAATATATTACCTACAGAATTTGTAGATGAAAAGACAGAATTTTATATTAACCCAACAGGGCGTTTTGTAGTAGGTGGTCCTGATGGTGACACAGGATTAACAGGTCGTAAGATTATTGTAGACACATACGGTGGATATAGCCCACACGGCGGTGGTGCGTTTAGTGGCAAGGATCCTACTAAGGTAGACCGTAGCGCCGCTTACATGGCTCGCTATTTGGCTAAGAATATTGTTGCCGCTGGTCGTGCTAACTGGGCTACTGTACAAATTAGTTATGCTATTGGGGTAGCACAACCTATGAGTTTTTATATAGAGTCAGACGGTGATAGTCGTGCGTTAACAGAGTGGATTTATAATAATGTAGATTTAACTCCGTTAGGTATTATTAATCGCTTTAAGCTGTTTAGACCTATATACAGTAAGACTACTAACTATGGTCACTTTGGCAAAAAAGATTTGCCATGGGAAGAAATAAATTTGTTTAAGGATCAGTAATGGGAATATTTGATTTTTTTAAAAAGAAGCCAATTGCGGCTGTAGCGCAACAACAAGCTAAGTCAGCTAAACAAGTTGCTACTGAAAAAGGCGAAGCATACTTTGAAGTATTAAGTATGGACATAGATCCTAACGATATTAATTCAGGCGCATTTGAATTTGATTGGAATGACAAAATGATTGCCGATTTGGTTCGCCATGGCTATATGATGGATCCTAAAGATACAGACGCAGATATTATTGATCGTTGGTTTACCGCAGTATGTCGTAATGTAGTATTAGAAACAGCAGAACAATACGAAGCAATGTCGCCGCGAGTAGTTAAAAGTCGCGATGTTGGCGATGGCAGGAGTGAAGTAAGTTGATTTTTAATCACATTCGCAGACTTACAGAAGAAGGTAAAAAGATTGGTATTACCTTTAGTACTTTTGATATGCTACACGCTGGGCATATTGCTATGCTATCCGAAGCTAAGAACCATTGTGATTACTTAATTGCTGGATTGCAAACAGATCCTACTATTGACCGAGATACTAAAAACAAACCTGTACAAAGTATTGTTGAACGGCAAATACAATTAGCCGCTTGTCGCTATGTAGACGAAGTTGTTGTTTATCAAACAGAACAAGACTTAGTTGATTTGCTTCTAATACTGCCTTTGGATGTTCGTGTATTGGGTATTGAGTATGAGGATAAAGAATTTACTGGAAAGAGTGAATGTTATCGACGAGGTATCGAATGTATTTTTAACGATCGTGACCATTCGTTTTCAAGTAGTAGTTTACGCAGACGTGTAGTCGAAGCTGAAACTTTTAAACTCTTAAAACAACAATGATATTATATGTAAACGGTGATAGTCACACCACAGCCGCCGAAGCTGTAAATCAATATATTGTTGCCGGCGATGACGCAAGAATAGCTCATTTAGGCCAACTACCGCATCCTGATAATATAGCAATCAGTTGGGGCAAGATGTTAAGTCTAGCCCTTCGTTATAGTTTTCATTGCGAAGCGTATGTTGATAATACCACCGATGATATTATAGCCGCAACAAAAAAATGGTTAGACGAGAAAAAGCAGGATGTTTTAGTTATTATCCAATGGCCTGCTACTGCTGAAGATGAAGGAAAAATTTGGCAATTTCATTTGGAATTAGCCAACCAAAATATTAAACATATATTTTTTAACAGTAGCCAATCTTTTAACATCCAACACGATTGGAACAATAGCTTTATATCAGATACTTACGAAGATAAAATTCGTAATGCCAATATCGAAACGGTATCCCCAAATTCTAAGCATTTTGGTAAAGACGGGCATTCTTTTTGGAACCGTTTACTCCTAAATTACATTATTACCAACAATTTCGTTTGACTTTTAATATAAGTTCTGCTATACTGTTTGTATGAAATATGTTCTTATAGATACCGCTAATCTTTTCTTTCGTGCTAGACATGGAGCCTTTCGTGCTAGTGATACTTGGGAAAAGGTAGGATTTGCCCTCCATGTAACATTAATGGCCGCTAACAAAATGGCTCGTCGATTTGAGGCGGATCATGTGGTATTTGCTTTAGAAGGGCGCAGTTGGCGCAAAGACTTCTACAAACCATATAAGGCTAATCGTGCTGTATCTAGAGCTGCGCTTACAGAAGCAGAACAAGAAGAAGATAAGATGTTCTGGGAAACCTATGATTCCTTGACTAAATACTTGTCAGAGAAAACAAACTGTAGTGTTATCCGTTGCCCAACAGCAGAAGGGGATGATATTATAGCTCGTTGGATCGCATTACATCCACAAGATGAACACGTTATTATCAGCAGTGATACTGACTTTGTTCAATTATTAGCACAAAATGTCAAGCAGTATAACGGAATTACCGACGAATTACATACTATAGAAGGAATCTTTGATGCCAAAGGTAGACCAGTCATCGACAAGAAAACTAAAGAACCAAAAACAATACCGGATCCACAGTGGTTACTTTTTGAGAAATGTATGCGCGGCGATTCGAGCGACAATGTCTTTTCGGCATTTCCCGGTGTCAGAACAAAGGGCACTAAAAACAAGGTTGGCCTTGTGGAGGCATTCGCTGACAAGGACAAAAAGGGATATAATTGGAACAATATGATGCTACAACGCTGGACGGATCCAGATGGTGTAGAACATCGTGTGTTGGACGATTATCAGCGTAATGTAGCATTAGTAGATTTAACAGCGCAACCAGATGATGTTAAAGAAGTAGTAGATGATACTATTAAGGAACAAATTAGTCACAAGGATGTAGGACAAGTTGGTAGTCACTTCCTTAAATTTTGTGGGCGTTACGAACTTACAAAGGTAAGCGAAAACGCAGCAACATTTGGTGATTGGCTTAATAAGCACTACACTGGATCACTACAAAGTTAAAGACCATCCCTTAGTAGATTTTAACTTTCTGGTTAATACTCTACTCATAGCACTTTGATCTAGATTGTATCGTTCAATCATTTCTCGTTTAGTAGCAGTAATAGTTTCGTTAGTTATTAGGTTAGTAAATGAATAGATAGTAGGATCATGTCGATAGTTGTCTTTTAGATTACAGCCTCGCTTAATCCAGCCAGTAAGTTCGTTTACAGACATTTCTTTGCGATCAACTATGCGACATACTCTTACTTTTGAGACTCTCATTTTTGTAAGTGTTGAATCTTTTGCTTTTTTGCCATAGTTAGGATTATTGCTACCAGAAAAATCTGCGTGATTATCCTTCATTTTTTGTTTTTGTTTATCTGTTCGTTTAGAACCCTTATGCTTAGTATGCCCAAACTTTTTTCGTTCTTCTGTAGAGTATGTTTTACCTATGTTCCATCCGCCTCCACCGTTTTCTATAGTTCTGTTAGCCCAAATTCTGTTGCCAAAATCATCCACAGAAGTTGTAATGCGGTATAGGTTGCTGTAATATCTGCCCAAGGACGACATTTCATTACGATTTTTTCCGGAATAAATAACTTGAGTAGTAATATCGTCTCCATACTGTTTAATATGTTTTTTCCAATCAATCCCCGAACCTTTGTATTCATAGGGATCGTAATGAGTTTGACCTAAATATTTTAGTCCTGTTTTCTTATGCGTCTTAATGTAAAGCGTGTAAATAGTCATTGCTAATAGTTCCTTTTTAACTGTTAGAGTAGTTGGATCTGCCAGGATCGCGAACTACACTTATTTAGTTCATATTTATCTTTCGTTAATTTTATTAGGTTACCAAAATAGTTGACCGTATGGTTAAATTCTGTTACAATAGTAGCATACAATTAAATTTGGGAATTAAAGCAATGAACGAGAAGATTAAACAACTTGCTGAACAGGCTGGTATCACTGATAATAATCTAAGCGATGGCAATATGTCGCACGACGATTTAGCCAAGTTCGCCGAGTTGATTGTTCAGGAATGTGCCGAAGTTGCCAATGACCATAATTCAGAAGCCGAAGGTATTACTCTAGGTGTAGGCAGAGTAATTAAAGAACATTTTGGAGTTGAAGAATAATATGGCTAAAGATATGTTTTGGACTACGGTAACATTTGCTGTATTGTTAACTATATTAGCCTTAGCATTTTGGCCCGCAGATGTACGCCATGTAACAGTAAAGTATGATTGTGGTATCGCAGAGATTAGTCCCGACTATCCTGTAGCAGTAAAAGAACAATGTAGAAAAAGGATGACTAAATGAGTCTAGTAGCTAAACCCGTAATAGATAAACAGTTTTGGATTTTACAAGAAAATAATAATAAAGTAGGGAACATTGAAGCCTGCGATGGCGGCTATCAAGTTAAGATTAATAATCAAGTAGTAGCACAATACAAAAGTATTAAATTAGTTGAACGAAATATCAATGTTACTTTTGAAGCTATTATTAAACCTGAGAAAAAGAAAACAACCAATATAGTACATGGCTTTCCGGCAGCAGGTCGTGTATATAATCCTATGTGGGACGTTCCACAAAAGCTACCAGTTTACACTAAAACAAAGAAAAGTAAATCTTGGTATGCGGCTGGTTGGTACACAGTCAAGAAAGGTCGTCATTGGGCGGCTATGCAAGATCCTAAATTAATTGTATTACAACGCTACCCTTACGAGGGTCCATTTCAAACTAAAGAAGAGGCACTACCTAAATGAATTTAATTGAAAAAATTTGGCCGCCAATACTTTTATTGATATTGTTATCCGTTCCTTTTTTGATTTATCAGCAAATACAAAGAGCTAACCAATGCGAAATGAATGATGGAGTACTTGTTAAATCAGCATCGGGATGGGCTTGTATAGAAGTGAAAAAGATACAAGAGAAATAAATGACTAACCCTTTACGATGACTAAGTACAATATGATTTACTTGTACATTAAAACTCATCGTAAAACCGGATTAAAATATTTAGGTAAGACTAATCAAGATCCGTACACTTACAAAGGTTCTGGTAAGCGTTGGTCAGCTCATATCGAGAAACACGGCAATGATGTTGATACAGAAATATTAAAAGAGTGTAAAGATAATGAAGAAATAAGAGCCTGGGGCCTGTACTACAGTGACTTATGGCAGGTAGTAGATAGTCCAGAGTGGGCTAACTTAAAACCAGAAGCAGGCGATGGTGGTCCGTTTAGTCATACCGAAGAAGCAAAAACTAAAATAGGCAATGCCAGCAGAGGTAAGCCAGGTAAAAACAAAGGCAAGACTTACGAAGAGATACAACAGGATAAAGAAGAAGCAAAGAGAAGAAAAGAAAAACACAGAGAATGGATGAAGGAAAATAATCCGTTTAGAGATAAAGAACATTCAGAAGATACAAAAGTAGTGATGCAAGAAAAGGCATTACAACATAGAAGTTCTCTTACAGAAGAAGAGAGAAAAAAGATTTATGGATCACAGCATAAAGGTAAGCCTTGGTCCGAAGCAAGACGCAACGCACAATTAAAGAAAAAGGAAAAAGTATGACAAACCCGTTTAAGGATTCAGCAAAATTTATGACAGCTTGCGAGCAGACTATCTCAGGCATGAATGATGATCAGTTTAGACTTTACTCCAAATTGATTACAGAAGAATACGACGAGCTACAAGTAGCTATTGCTAATAAAAATCAAGTTGAAACTCTTGATGCTTTAATCGATATTATTGTCGTTACTATCGGAGCAATCAATTCGATGGGCGCAGATGGTGAAGGTGCTTGGCGTGAGGTAATGGCTACTAACTTTGCCAAAATTGACCGTCAACTGGGCAAAGTACGCCGTCGTGAAGATGGTAAAATTCTTAAACCATTGGGATGGGAACCACCTAAGCTAGCTAACTTTTTAAAGAGAGAACATTGAGCTTACACTTACAAAAATTTATTGAGCGGGTTCGAGGTAATGATGCTCGGGGTAGTAAAGACTTTGTTATGCCAATGAAAGATGCTAAAGGCATGGCCGCGGACTTAACCGAGCTATTACTTGAACTTAGAACCCTACAAACAGCCGCATTAAAGCCCCAGCAGGACCAGGTTATTGAACTTAAAATTGATGGCGGTGGGTTCAAATAAATGAAATAAGTAGGTATATTATGACTAAATAATATACTATGTCGAAACCGTTTAAACCTACCTGGTTGTACATTAAGCAACATAATACTACCGGTCTAAAATACTTTGGAAAAACTATACGGGATCCTAACAAATATTTAGGATCTGGCGTACACTGGCGGGCACATCTTAATAAACACGGTCTAGATGTTACTACCGTTTGGTGTCAGCTATTCGATAATAAAGAAACATTAGTCGAATACGCTTTAAAATTTTCTACAGAAAACAAAATTGTCGAGTCAGCAGAATGGGCTAACATTAAACCCGAAGATGGATTAATGGGAGGTAGTTACGGTACTGTAAAAGAGTCCACTAGACAAAAAATTAGAGAAAATAGTAAAAACTATAGACATACAGAGTCTAGTAAAGAAAAGATTCGAACTGCTAGAGCAAAACAAGCGCCTACTATGTTAGGAAAAAAGCATAGTGACGAAACAAAACAAAAAATAAAAGATGCTAGAGCTAAACAAATAATGGTTCCACGAAGTGAGGAATTCAAACAAAAAATATCGTTGCTCCACAAAGGTAAAAAGCGTTCTCCAGAAACTTGTAAAAAAATATCTGAAGCACGAAAAGAACTATTCAAAAGGAATTCTAAGTGAGTCGCCCCAAGCCAACCATTTTAGCTGAGCTTACAAACAAGCAAACATACAAAACCGAGCAAGTACTTGCTTCGGAAGGAGTATGGGCCGTTTACTTTGATAATAAACCAGTTAATCTTAAAACTTCTAATTTATTAGTTCAGTACCCTGGACCTAAATATAAAAAAGTAAGTTTTAGTAATCCAGGTCACGCAATCAATCTTGCCAAAAAACTCAACACACAATTCAAAACTGATAAGTTTAGCGTAGTGTTACTCAAGCAAGGCGAAAAAGTATATCCTTGATATTACTGTGCGTAACAAACTCAAACTTACAGAACAATTAGTAAATCAACTCCCGGAAGAACAACGCATTAGCGTAGAATCAGCTAGAGTATCATGGTGGTATAATTTGCGTCCAACTGGCGGACTTAGATTAACTCAATTAGGTTGGTTTGCTTTAGCCGATACATTAGACCTTGAATTTTATGAATATCGCATTGATGATCCTATGAAGTTTAATCAGCATACAATACTAGACCTTGATAGAAAACTTCAAATGCCTTACTATATTATAACTACTAAAGGTGTACCAAAGTCTATTGTTTTTTTTGGTAGTAAAGAAGCAGTATTAGCTAATTTGTATGGTAGTCTAGAAAAATTTCTTGACAATTATAGCTAACGATGTTATACTTACAATGTAGTAAAGATGGCCCGGTAGCTTAAAAAGTAAAGCGTCGAACTCATAATTCGGGGAGTGTGGGTGCAAGTCCTACCCGGACCACCAAATGTCTTTAAGTAACAAGGCCTACCAGTACTAAATAGATTTATGGAACAGAACAAAAAACCAGTTGAACAGTATTATTACTCTGAAGAAGAGTGGAGCAGATTAGGTTGTGGTCCATTGCCAGCAATTCGGAACCGATCAATACTAAATATACCTACTAATGCTCATTTGAGTTTTAGAGTGGTTAGATATATTAAGTATCACGCTACGCTTGTTTATATCAAATTGGTTGACAAAATAGGTAAAATAGTAGTATAATAGTTTTTAATAAAGGAAGTAAAGTAACATGGCAACAGGTAAAGTAAAGTGGTTTAATGATGCAAAAGGGTTTGGATTTATTACCCCCGATGCTGGTGGTGAGGAATTGTTTGCACATTTTTCCGCAATTAGCACAAATGGTTTTAAGAGTTTAAAAGAGAATCAAGCGGTAACATTCGATGTAGTGGCAGGCCCTAAAGGCAAGCAAGCATCAAATATTCTTCCGCTGTAAAGAATTGTTGTAATTCCTTCGTAGTGAAGGCGCTGTGGACCCGGGTTCGATTCCCGGCATCTCCACCGAAGCATATTACCGAACCGAGTTATCGGTAGCGAGGCCAAAAGCTGTAGTATGTTTCAGTGGGGATGACAAGGTTTCGACATGGTGAGATAATGAAAGAGGCAACACAGTAGGCGATGACTGTAAATCAAGCGAAAAACTTAAATGCAAACGCATCTAAAGGCGAAGTAACTGTTTCAGGTAAGGGAATTCGTTTCTCTGCTCGTACAGCACAACGCCAAACATTAGCAGTTTAATCACTGCTTTGCGGAGTTATCCGTCGAAACAGAAAATAACAGATAGGGGCTTCGACCCCTATTCTTTTGACTTCATTATATGCGTATATTAAACTTAAAAATATGCCAAAACCTAGCAATTTTTGCAGGCCAACGCAAAAAAACAATAAATATTTGTTCAGTAGTATAAACATAAAGGAACTATTAGTATGAAAAAAGTAATTTTAGCAGTAGCATTATTAGCATCAACTACTTTTGCTTTCGCAACTGACGTTGGTGTTTTTGGTGGCCGCAACATGGGCTCTAAACAAGATACCGCAGGCGTTTCTGTTGGTCAATCATTTGGCGCAATTGGCGTTCAAGGAACTTTTGATCGTAGTACTACCAATGCTGTTGATGTTAATCGTTACACAGCATCTGTGAGTTATGACGTTATCAAACTAGGTCCCGTACAAACTAATGTTCGTGCTGGAGCTGCATTTATTGACACACAAAAACCTGGCGTAGGTAATGGTGGTGCTGGATTTATTGGCGCAGGGATTGCCTATCCTGTAGTTAAGAATGTAAATTTGGTAGCTGATTATGCCTACCAAAAAGGTAATAACATTACTAAGGCTTACAATGGCAACATCGTAACCGCAGGTGTTAAGTACTCGTTCTAATTTTTACGAGTTAAACTAAAAGGGCCTTCGGGTCCTTTTTTTGTTGGTAAATATAGAATGAAGATAGTAATCACTGGACATACTGGTTTAGTAGGAAGCAAAATAGTTGAATTATTCCCCAATGAAGAAGTTATCGGGTTAAGTCGTAGTAACGGATACGATTTAACTACAAAGTACGACGAGTGCTTGTCTATAATGAAATCAGCGGACATAGTATTCAATAATGCCTATTCAGGTACTATACAAGCAAATATCATAAAAGATTTAAAAGATTCAAAAGTAACTTTAATTACTATTGGAAGTATTGCTGGATACTATAGCACCAATCCATATCAAGTTAATAAAAAAATAATACACGAAACATATCAATATCATAAACCATTTTATCCAGAAAGATGTTTATTGTTGATACCAGGTTTTCTTGAAAATAATGCTAGGTGCGTTGAATTAGGTCGTACAGTCATTGATGTTAATCAAGTTATTAACGGTATTAAATATTTTTTAGATAATAAAAGAGTCACTATGATAGAATTTGATAATACTAGTAGGAAATTATAATGCTGTTATATCATAAAACAAATTTTGATTTCTCACAAGAAGCTAAAGATTGGTTACTTAACCGATATAAAGATCACTTCAAATTAAATTTCTATCATAATTATGATTGGATTCAAAATCAACTACAACATGAATGGCGAGCATCTATTGCTGGAGAAGAATTATTGTCTTACCTTTCTCAATATAATTGCGATACATCTAATCTGATCATAACTGCTCATCTGGCAAATTTAACAATACCATATTATAGTCGCCCGCACGTTGACGCCGAACAATTATACGGACCTGCTAAAGGTAAAATAACAGTAACTTCAAAATTTAATATAATAGTGCTTGGTAATCCAGAAGATCCTATGCTTTGGTGGACTAACTTTCACCATACAGATAAACGCTTGTACTATAGTAATGTTTTAAATACACGTACTAATCAAGAATTTAGTAGTTTATCTATGCCAGGACACACTAATGAAGAAAAAATGGAGTATCTAGGTCCTGCTACAGATACAGCATCAAATTTACTAACTCCTAGCGCATTTGTACGCACAGATTATATTCATACTATAAAATTAAGTCCTGGACCAAGATTGGTAATTACTGTGCCTTTCGATAAAAGTATAGAAGAGTTAATCAATGTTACTATTCCATAAAACAGATTTTGATTTTTCGCAGGAAGCTAAAGATTGGATACTTAATCGATATAAAAATCATTTTAATGAAAATTTTTATCATAATTTAGATTGGGATCAAAGAAAGTTACAGCACGAATGGCGTGAAGTAAGTGCTGGACAAGAATTATTAAATTATTTGTCGCAATATAATTGTGATACATCCAATCTAATCATAACCGCACATTTAGCTAATTTAGAAAATCAAGGTTATGGAAGACCCCATGTGGATAACGAAAACCATAAAATTTTAAAAAGTAGATTTAATATATTAATAAAAGGTAATCCAGAAGATCCTATGCATTGGTGGACCGATTTTCATCATACTGATAAAAGACTATACTCGATTACTCAAGTAAGTACTCGAACTGGATTACCTTTTACTGGGCTAACTATGCCAGGAACAACAGTAGCAGAAAAAATGGAATATTTAGGCCCTGCTACGGCTGCAGAATCAAATTTACTAACTCCTAGCGCATTTGTACGCACAGACTATGTGCATACCGTACATTTGAGCCCAGGACCGAGATTAGTAATTACAGTGGGGTTCGAAAAATCTATAGAAGATCTAATCAATTAATAGCATATAATGAAAGTTCTGGGCTCGTAAATACTTCTATGCGAGCACTTTGGGACAAACATCCTGAACTTCCTTATAGAGCTGTAGCGCCTTGGCCAATAATAGAAACCAATGGAAATTTAGATTGGATCGCCGCAGTGGATACTATGGAATATTGGCTTGAAACAACAGTAGGTAGACATTACATACACTGGACTTGGACCATGTGGACATTGGATCAACCACACTTATGTGGTGTAAGTTTTGTTCGCGATACCGACTCATCACTCTTCCTTTTAAGATGGGGCAACTAATTTTACCAAAAGTGGTTGACTTTCAATGGAAATATGCGTATAATTGCAACATTAGGTAAATAAAAGTTCAGAGAAGTAAAAAAGAAGGTTGACAAAGAATTAATTAAGCATTATAATAAACATATTATGAAAAATACAAGATTGTCCGTAACGTATCAAATAGCACAAGGTTCAGCACTCTGCTGGAGCCCGGTAGCCTCTTTACGCTCAACAATTCATAATAGTGGCTTTAATATGATTGAGGCAGGGAAAGATTATAGTAGGGTCCAAGAAGGATATGATGATTAAGTAATATTTTAATATCACAAACTTTAAGGACCCGGAACTAAACACTCCGGGTTTTTTGTTTTTAAAAGGAAAGAAAGATGACAATAGATTATAGTAAATTAAATGATCGTATTGTGGAACAGGCTTATAGTTATTCACTCAGTGATGAGCAAAAGCAGAAGTTGATTCAGAATAAGATCGAGCGAGCAAAGGTATTACTTGCTTCGCAGCGTAAAGAAGCTGTTTATTTTCAAATAGAAGATTGACAAATAAACAGTAAGGTAGTATAGTGTGTTATGTGGGAACGAGGTCCACGCTAGGCACTTAAAACATCTAGTAAACGGGCGGCCTGTACGATGAAACTCCTTTTGTGGAGCAAAAAACTACAGCGTAATAAAGCATACTAAAAGACCTGGTCCGTCAATGGCATCGCGGATCGAAGACATGGCGCTTTTCCACAGCGCAAAAATGATTGCCTTAGTATGCTTTATTACACGCTTTCTAAAGAGAGCGTTATATGGGTGGTGAGCGGCACTGGCGACCGCACCTGACTGTAAATCAGACGCCTCTGGCATACTTGGTTCGACTCCATGACCACCCACCAAACAATAACGGAACGGTGGCTGAGTGGCCCAAAGCAACAGTCTGCAAAACTGTAAAGTCGTCGGTTCGAATCCGACCCGTTCCTCCAACAACTATTGCGGGTTGTGATAGCCACACTCCGGTCTCATAAGCCAGGATGGAATAGGGAGCGTTACCCTAGCCCGCAACCAACAAAGGCTCCAAAGTGTTCATGGACGCACACCTCTCTGTCTAAGAGGAAGAGGGAGATCGTTACTCCCTGGAGTCGCCAAGTTATGTCCTCATAGATTACGATTGGCTAGATCAACACCCTTTCAAGGTGTAGGACCGGGATCGACACCCGGTGAGGACGCCAAGTTATACTCTGTTCGTCTATGTTGGTTAGGACCCCAGCCTTTCACGTTGGTAAGAGGGGATCGTCACCCCTACAGAGTGCCAGTTAAAGAAAGATTATATGTTACAAAAATATAGCTGTAAAATATGTTCTACGGTATTTACACATAAAGAAAAAAGAATCTATTGTGGCAAGCATTACTTAGAAGGAATGCATCAAAGTTACATAGAACGGTGGAAGTCTGGTTTAGAAGATGGCCTTCGAGGCAAACATCAAACTAGTATGTATATACATCGTTATATAAGGGCAAAACAAAATAATAAATGTCTTATTTGTGGTATCGAAGAACATAATGGTCTTCCGCTATATCTAGAATTAGATCATATCGACGGGAATTATAAAAATAACAAAGAAGAAAATTTAAGGGCAATATGCCCAAACTGCCATAGTCAGACGCCTACATATAAGGCTAAAAATAAAGGAAATGGTAGAGACAGAAAATAGCCCTTGTATCCTTAGTGGTAAAGGTCCGGTCTTGTAAGCCGGGTTCGGTGGTTCGATTCCATTCTGGGGCACCAGTAACAATCTGTGTGTAATGTCAATCTGGTAGACGGCCTGATCTGGAGTCAGGAGGCTGTAGGTTCGAATCCTACCTCACAGACCAAAAACAATTCCCTGATAGCTCAGTTGGTAGAGTACGTGACTGTTAATCACGGTGTCGCTGGTTCGAGCCCAGCTCGGGGAGCCACAATATGGAAGATAATGCAGCGGGGATGGTCCTGCGACTGGCCTTGAAAACCAGGTCCTGGTGAAGAGCCGGGTGGGGTTCGACTCCTCTGTCTTCCGCCAAACAATTAAGGAAAGTTGGCCGAGCGGCAAGGCAACAGATTGCTAATCTGTCATTCAGCAATGGGTGGATTGGTTCGACTCCAATACTTTCCGCCAATAACAATATGGTAGATAGCACTGGTGTGCGGCCGGGTTTTATAAACCTGGGAGAGTGGTCAGATGGGCTGCAACGGATAGGATCATAACCTATATCTACTACCAAACATGGGTCTTTAGCTCAATGGATTAGAGTTCTAGTCTTCGAAACTAGCGGTTGGGAGTTCGAGTCTCTCAAGACCCACCATGCCTCAATAGCTCAGTTGGTTAGAGCATTGTGTTGATAACGCAAGGGTCCCTAGTTCGAGTCTAGGTTGAGGCACCAACATTAAATAGTAGTACAACGTCTTGGTAGTGTAACGGTAGCATCGCAGTCTCCAAAACTGTTGGTCGGGGTTCGAATCCCTGCCGGGACGCCAAATAACTTAAGAAAGAGAATAATGAAGTTTAACATACCACAAATCAAAAAGTTTATAGATGCTCAAGGTCCAGACACTAAGATTTATATTGGTGTGGACTCTGAACGAATTAAGCGTGGCAAAGAATGGTATGCTGACTATACAGCCGCTATTGTTGTACATATTGACGGTAATCACGGTTGTAAGTTATTTGGTGAAGTGACTAGAGAACGAGATTATGACCGTTGTGATAAACCTAATACTAGATTAATGACTGAAGTGTTTAAGGTTAGTGAATTGTATTTAAAATTAGCAGAAGTATTAGAAGGTCGTGCTGTAGAAGTACATTTAGATATTAATCCTAACGAAATTCATGCTAGTTCTAATGTTGTAAGTCAAGCTATTGGTTATATCCGTGGCGTATGTAATGTAGAGCCACTAGTTAAGCCACAAGCGTTTGCGGCTAGTTATGCCGCAGATAGATTAAAAGGTTTAAAAGTAGTAAATGGGTGAGTGATGTAATTGGTAGCCATGCTGGTCTTAGAAGCCAGTGCCGCAAGGCGTGAGAGTTCGAGTCTCTCCTTGCCCACCAAAATATTTGACAGTAATAAATTATTACTATATAATACTGTTATGATTATAGTAGAAGAATTTATTAAAAAATCTCGCGAAGAACGCAGGGCTCACTTAGACTTATCCGAGCCTTGTTGTGAACGCGGCGGTAACTCTACTAATCATAAAGGTGTATTAGCACAATATTTAGATACAACTATTCCAAGCGGGCGCATACTGTTGTGTCATGCTTGTAATAATAGTAAATGTAGTAATCCAAAACATTTGTATTGGGGCACTGATTACGATAATATCATCATTGATGGTAAAGAGTTTGGGACACATAAAAATCCTTTTGAACGCCGTGTTGAAAAATATGGTTTAGAAAAAGCATCTGCTATGAATAGCAAAGTAATGTTAGGTAATACTAATGGATCTGGAAATAAAGGAAAACCAAAGTCGGAAGAACATAAGGCAAAAATTGCCGCTAACAGAAAAGGTGGTAAACCTAAAGGTTGGCGCAAGATAGATCAAACGCCCGGGTGATGAAATGGTATACATAGAAGACTTAAAATCTTCCGCTTTAAAAGGCATGCCGGTTCGAGTCCGGCTCCGGGCACCAATATAACGCGAACGGTTCGATTCCGGCCCGAGGTACCAAAGTATTAGAAAGTAACATTTTCAGTTCTAGCAATAGAACTAAGTCTTGGACACGCAGACTTTAAAGCGAGGTGGGAGTAGGTGGAAGCCCTACACAAAATTTGAGGCAGTTGATGGGGGTAGCGTAAGCTACGGTGCAATGCCTCAATGTAGTAACGTCGTAACTCATCCTGAAGGGCCCTGCCGTTACGACACCAATGCGGGATTAGTTTAATGGTAAAACAGCAGATTTCCAATCTTCGGTCAAGAGTTCGATTCTCTTATCCCGCTCCAAATTAAAGGAACTTATGAGTTTTTTGAAGGATGTAGATTATCAACCCGTAGTTGATTGTTTAGTTAAACTTGGCAAGCAACTTAATAAGCCATCTTATAGATTTCTCAAAGGCGAAGTTCTAGCATTAGCATTAGAGAAAGCAACAGACGGAAGATTAAAGTATGTTGACCAGGAAGGATATGATAGCATTGATTTAGAAACTAATACAAAATATGAATTTAAATCAGTAGCTGATATGTTTTCACCGAAGAATACAATTACAGGACGAGTTTCACTTCAAAATACTAATAAGTCTAAATTTAATCAATCATTTGATTATTTGTTATGTATTCAGTCAGCCCCGCATAAGTTTGCTATATCGCAATTATCGTGGGACGAATGTAATAGGAATCTTGAAACAAAAAGCGGGCAGTTTAATTTAAAACCAGGACTGCCTGTTGCTAATTGGATATGTAAAGATTCTACAGTAGTAAATAACTTACAACCTATTACATTAGATGTTAGGAAGTTATTAGAAAGTATTTTATAAATTTGCGGGTATGGTGTAATGGTAACCCGAGACCTTGCCAAGGTTTAGTTGAGAGTTCGATTCTCTCTACCCGCTCCAAAGTAATTAAAAATTATGAATAACGGAAAATATTATACAGAATCTTATAAAGCTGGTCAAATAGCAAAAGTAAATAGAAAGTATGGTCCAGTAAAAGATCATACTAAAATTTGCGGATGCTGTAATAAAGAATTTGTTTGGACTGGTAGACAAAATACCAAACAATTTGAAACAGCTAGATTTTGTAGTAGAAGTTGTGCTAATAACAGAAGCTCTTGGTGGAAAGACAATGCCACACATTATGCGACTATAGCAAAACAGCATCACGAACACAAGTGTATTATTTGCGGGTTTGACAAGATTGTTGCTATCCATCATATTGATGAGAATAGAAAAAATAACAAGCCCAGTAATTTAATACCGCTATGCCCAAATCATCACGAGATGGTTCATAGCAAATGGAAACACGAAGTATTGCCATTTATTAATGAATGGCAAAAGAATTTAGGGCTGTTGGTATAATTGGGAACACACCTGCCTTGCACGCAGGAGTAGGGAGTTCGACTCTCCCACGGTCCACCAATCTATCGCGGGTTGGAGAAGGAGTATCTCGAGGGTCTCATAAGCCCTAGTCTCTGGTGCGATTCCAGAACCCGCAACCAAACTGTTGAGGTATAGTGTAACGGCAGCACCGTGCCCTTTGAAGGCATTAGTCTAAGTTCAAATCTTAGTACCTCTACCAAATGCCTCGTTAAGTAAACGGTATACTGCCCTCCTTACAAGTGGGTCTCGGTGGTTCGACACCATCACGAGGTACCAATTTTAGAAAGTGAATATGTTTAAAGTTTATTATACTGTGGATAATAAACCACACGCAGAAGTGTTTGATGATTTAAGTATGGCATTATCTGCGTCTCAATTCCATCGTAGCCTTGGACATACCTTTGTTACGATGTGTAGTGAAAATCCTAACTGCACGAGTAAACTAGGAGTAGACGAAGTAAAAGATGTCGACAACTATGATGGTTGGATATCAAGAGGTAGAGCACCCTAAGCTAACCTAGTGGAAGCGCCAGCTCTAAGAGCTGGATGGCTTGGAGCGTAACCAAGAGGGTGCACCATAGACATATTAGGTGTGGCCTTAGTGTTAGCGGTTAGCACCTCGGATTGTGATTCCGATAGGGTGGATTCGAATTCCACAGGTCACCCCTAATATGTTTTAAATTTTAAAAGGAGAATGGCATGGTTTTAAACAAGCTAGTTGGAAAACGCATTAATGGTATTTTCCTAAACGAAGACCATGATAGAGTTGCATTTCGTACCATCGAAGGAGAAGTATTAGGATTTTATGTATGTGGCGATTGTTGTAATACTGTTTACATTAATCACTTTCAAGGTAGAGATGTAATTGGAGAAGGTAACACTTTTGATTTGCTACGTGGTGCGTTAGTTACTGCTGTAGAAGAAAAAGAGTGGGTCAATGTTGAGACAGATGACGAATACGCAGAAGTAGTCGAAGATGGCTTCTTTACTATTCGCACTAACCGTGGATATATTGATTTTGAAGTACGCAACGAACACAACGGTTACTACTCGGGCCATATTGAAGATTGGACCGATGTTGTAAATTTAGAGGAACTAGTTCCACTAACAGATTTTTAAAGGAGAAGTAAAATGAAAGCAAGAAATATATTTGCTGTACTAGCAAATAAACGGAAAGCGGGCTCGCACCGCAAGAGCAATAAAGCTCTACGCAAGCAAGAAAAACAATCCAGGTGTGATGAAACTGGCTATCATATTCGGCTTTTACCCGAACTTTCAGAGTTCAAATCTCTGCGCCTGGACCAGTTTATATTGAAGCACATTAATCCTTAGTAGTGGCACCATATCTGACCGGTATGGGCTTCCGCTTGTTGGAGGAAGGTAAATGAATCCGCTCGTCACGGTTCTTCTAGTGTGTTTCAATATAAGCTGGCGTTAGTACAATGGATAGTACAATCGGCTTCTACCCGATGAATATGGGTTCGATTCCTGTACGCCGGACCAAAAGATATAATTTTGGCAATATTATTGTCAACTTAGTGTAACTCTTAAGCGTTAATATAGTATGCTTAGGAGAAACTCATGTATACCCACCCTGTTACAAGTATTAACACTCGCGACTTTAGTAATAATAAGCCAGAAAAGCTCAGCCGAGTTGGCACAGTCTTTGGATTCCAATCGCTTAGAATGGGTTGCCCCAACTGCGACAGCAAACGGTCGGGTCCGTGCTATCATCACAAGAACGAAGGCAAAACTACATCTACCTAAGCGACCGTTAGCTCGTGTATTTTTAAATGATAACGATGATGACTATTACGATGAAACTCCAGAGTTTCAAATTGGATATCGTCGTCCAGAGCTAGTCGACCAAACAGCTGATGTACAAGACATTTCGGATGAAATGAAAATTAGACTTGTGTTAGCAAGAAAAAAGGCTTTAGAAAAATATAAAGAGGTTTGGGGATAATACTCTACGCCTTTTTTCATTTACGGAAATGTAGCTTAGTTGGTAGAGCAGGTCCTTCATACGGACAAGGTCGGGGGTTCGAATCCCTCCATTTCCACCAGAATTGACAAAAAAATACTTTTATAGTATAATGTTTTATTAACTTAGAGAAAGGAGCATAATATGCCAGCAGTATTTTTAGTTAGCGATACACACTTTGGTCATGCCGGTGTATGTCGCTTCACTCGTAGTGATGGGGTTACAAAACTTCGCCCGTGGGACTCTGCTGAGGAGATGGATGAGGCCATGATTACAGCATGGAACGAAAGAGTACGACCTAACGACAAAGTTTACCACTTAGGTGATGTTGTTATGAATCGAAAAGCATTGCCTATTATGGATAGACTTAACGGAGACAAGGTTCTTATTCGTGGTAATCACGACATTTTTAAAGATGAGGACTACCGGAAATACTTCCGTGAACTTCGTGCATATCATGTGATGAATGGAATGATTCTTAGCCATATTCCTATTCATGAAGAATCGCTAGGTAGATTTGGTTGCTCAATCCACGGCCACCTCCACGCCAATCGTGTAATGAAGCCACGCGGAGTTGATGCCAAGACCGGCAAAATTCTATATAGCGACGAGATTGATCCACGATATTTCAATGTGTCCGTTGAACAACTACCCGACTTTGCTCCAATCTTATTTGAAGATGTATTAAAGAGGATTAAAGAGCAGGGAGGGGAAGTCGGATTTAAGAATGGGAATGGACCCGTAATGTAGTCCTTCCTCGGGTCCATTCCGGGCCATGGCTCAACAAGCCGTGGAAAGATTGGCCACCAAACAATAAAACTGTAGCCAAAAAGCCACATACCCACCCTGCCTCTCACAGAAGCACACTTTAGTGGGTTTTTACGACTTGACTCTTAATACTGAAGATAGTATAATAGTAGCATGAGTCAACTACTATACCCACATCTTTGTATTGCTGTAGATACCGAACCGTTTTATGCGGATTTGGTGCGTCGCTATACTAGTCTAGGCACAGGTAAGAATCAGGACAGACTTGAGATCCGTAAAGAAATCGCTCAACGATGCGAAGGCATGAGTCAGTGGTTAGTTGATCATGGCTATCAGTGTGGAACCGATTATCAGCAGACCGAATTGGGCTATAGATTTGCTTCCGAGCAGTTGGCAACCTTTTTCCGTTTGGCCTGGAGTTAACGATGATTAGGTATTCTACAAATTGGATGGGTGTTATTAACTTGCAATGGTATATAGATCGCGGATTGACCAAACGGGTCACCCGAACACTAACAGAAGATTCCAAACTCACTGGCAGAAAAGCTGGTGAATCATTTGAGTATGATGAGATACTACAAAGTTATTCATGTGGTCGTATTGATTGTTGTGGCACAGGGTTAGGTCCGTGGGGTGCGGAAATTGGTGTTGATCCTATGAAAGATTCATCGTGGGCTCAATTTGGTAAATGGTTAGAAACTATTGAAACTGATGACTTGTGGACTATGGACCAATTGGTTGAACAGTATGAAAAAACAAATCCTAAAATTGAATGGTGGGTAGAATAATGGGCACAGCAACTACACGAATTCGAGCAGGTAATTCAGCCGCCTGGTATTATACATACGCATTTTGTGAAGAGAACTTTGGACCGGCTGGAGTTCAAAAAGGCCGCCGTTGGTTTGCTAGATTGATCACCCCGGTTACAATAGAAGCATATCACGACAAGAGCTGGGGCAGGACCCGGCACCGCCGCAGTCCTGTGGCTGACCGGTCCGAAGATTACACCGTGGTCTATTTTAGAGATCCTGCAGATGCTGTATGGTTTAGACTAAAATTTGGAACAGAACAATGGTAATGAACGCAAATGAACTAGCTGATGAAATAAAAACCATGCTTGCCGGCGCAGAATCCTACTATGGAAATGCTGAAGCATATTTAATAAAAGCTGAGGCAAAGCTACGCCAGCTACAAAAGGAACGAGACCTGCTGTTCTCGGCACACTCACACGAAATGGTTCGAGCAGATGAATTACAAATTGAAGTGGACCGGTTGACCATGTTGGTGGAAGCAATGACCACTGAATGTAATAGATTATATCGTGTCATTGAATTGAATGGAAAATTAATATGAACGAGAAGATTAAACAACTTGCCCTTGATGCTGGCATAGGATTTACACTTTGGGACGATAGTGGCAGAGAAATGATAGACAACTATACTCCTGAAGAATACTTGGAGAAGTTCGCCGAGTTGATTGTTAAGGAATGTGCTTTACTGTGTGTTAGCCGTCCAGGACCTGGCGATGATGTTAGAAGTAGAGAACATTGTAGCGAACAGATTTTACAACATTTTGGAGTTGAAAGATGAACGAACGAATTCGAGAACTTGCTGAACAGGCTACAACTTATATTGAGCCAACATCAAACAGCGGCGAAGGTTGGATTTTTGATAAAGAAAAGTTCGCCGAGTTATTGTTTAATGAAATCGCTAATACGGCTGTAGTTAGCGACGGCATGTTTAACGGAAACGAGCGTCGTTTATCTGTGGAACTGCGGTTAGGTGATATGGTTAAGAAAATTTCAGTTTTCGGAGTTGAAGAATGAACGAGAATATTAAAAACCTTTGGGACACGGCTTTAAAAGAGTTTTCAAAGGAACATCAGTTTGCTACCATTATGCTTCCCGAGCCCTTAAGAGAAAAGTTCGCCGAGTTGCTGGAGAAAGAGTTTGAAGCCAAATACTTTAGCGCAGGCTACATCCAGGGTCGTAGCGATGGAACAATTGAAACTGTTCGGGAATGTATAGGAGTGGTTGACCAAAAGGATTACCAATCGTGGGATCAAGAATGGCGAGAAGAATTGTCTAATAGTATTAAACAACATTTTGGAGTTGAAGAATGACTGATACAGAGTATGTAGAGAGAATGAGTTGGTGGTCTATTCCTTATGGTATATCATGGATAGTTTTAGGTGTATTACATTTTTTAGGATACTTTTAATATGAACGAGAAGATTAGAGAACTAATGCTCGAAGCAGGATTTGCTGCTCCGGAACTTGCTGGCCGTGCTAACTTGTTAGCAGAATTGATTGCCCGTGACATTTGCAAGATTATTAAAAGTCAGAAAATTGCTGAACCAGCTGCCGGCTATCAAGACTGGGAAAACGGATACAATGCATCAGTTACTCACGCAGTAGAACAAATTAAACGACAATATCAGAAAGCAAAATAAAATGGCCGTAAAATCATGGTTTCTATCAGTAGTAGATACATCAACTCACAAGCCAGTTATACATAAAATGTTCTTTACTGCACCCGAGATGAATAAGTTTATTAAAGAACAAAACATCGTCGAAGAATATAAAAAGCCAGCTTTCTGTATTGTTAAAGAGAATTATTAATGAACGAGAAATTTAACGAACTCTCTGCATTAGCACAAGAAAAACTAATTGACCCTATCACTGGCGAAGAATACTATTCATTTAGTAGAATGAAATTCGCCGAGTTAATTGTGCGGGAATGTGTTAGTGTTACTGATGATTTAGTAAATCGTAATGTAGATGGCAGTTGGACCAGCAATGAACTATACACAGATTACAATGGTGCTTTACATGAAGTTAAACGAAGAATTCAAGACCATTTTGGAGTTGAACTATGATGGAATATTTACAATACTACTTGCCCTATGTGGCGGGCTATATCATTGGCTCCGTAATAACCTATTTTATTATGAGGCAACGATAATGGATCAACAAGTTAAAGTCGTGGGATTTTTGTTTGGTGTAGTGGCCACTATTATGCTGTTCTTTGGTGGCTACAGGTTAGGACAGCGTCAGACAGGAGCCGAAGGTGGAACTATAGGATTTAGGAACGGCAACGGTCCCGCAATGTAGTATTGCCCCGGTGGCGAAATTGGCAGACGCACTTCTCTCAAAAGGAAGAAGGAAAAACCTAGTTGTGAGTTCGAATCTCATCCGGGGCACCACCACTAAATAGAGTACAATGAATATTACTTGCGGACCAAAAGACGACCAACGCACTATATCAATTACTCTTCCTAAAAAGAAATCTAAAATAGGAGTATTAGTTAGCGGCGGCACAGACAGCGCAATCTTATATTACTTGCTATTATTAGAAAACAAACTAAGAGGTAATGTACACGAAATACTGCCTATCTCTATAATGCGTAAAGAAGGATCTAGATATTGTAGTAGCTTAGTTGTTGGACACATCAATCCGCTATTTCAATTGCCATTCCAAGATCCACAGATAGTTGGCGACAATACTCTCCCAGAAGAACAACAAGTAAAATCGGCAGTAGACGAAGCTCTTACATTAGGGTTTAATATAGTATATGCTGGCGTGATAGAACAGTTGCCACAACATATGGTTAATTGGGAGCCAATACCTAGCAGAGAAACCGCTAGATTTAAAACCCCATTTCAGAAAATTAATAAAAGTCATATCATAGATATGATATGTAAACTTAATCAACAAGTATTATTTTATATTACTCATAGTTGTGCCGATGAAAAATATCAAGTAGGCAGATGTAATGTTTGTAACGGTTGTACTGAAAGAGCGTGGGGCTTTGCTCAACTTGATTTAACTGACCCTGGTACTATATAACTTTTTTATTACATGAAGAAGCAACGGGTAGTTAAGCGGTAACGGAGTTCTTTTAGTTGGCGATTTAAATTCTTCAAAATCTTCGTAATATAATTCTAAGTCGGCAGAAATCTTACTGATAATCATGTTATCAAATTCAACACACTCAATACTTTTATTAACTCTATCTATATTAATTTCAATATTATGTGAGGCTAAATTATTACAAGTGTTATCATCAACATCCTTATAATCCCATAAATCTCTTTCATTTGCTACATAATGACTTGCTGTTTGTTCTATAATATCTTTACGAGTTATTTTAATTTTGAATACTTCGTTAGAAAACATTTTAGCAATAACATGAGATGGATAGACATTTAATGAGGTGCCCATTAATTTTAAAATATAATCATCATTGCCACTGTCGAATCTATCCATAAAATTTTTCATTTCGTCAACAAAAAAATTAGGTTCGTTATAATATTTAAGATTAGGATAAAGACTTTCCAAATGATGCCCTAGCGCAGTACTACCAGTTCTAGGACTAGCAAATATAATAATAGGTTTTTTAGTAGCATTAATATTAATCATATAAACAAATCTTGAAATTTATCAATTGCTTCTTGCCAAGTTATATTTTTACTATAGCATCGTAAACTAAAAGCGTACCTTCCGTTATATCCCGAAGGACGATGTGGAACCGACGCATCTGTTAAGTATGCTCCCGGCATAGTTTTATAAACTTTAATTGGTTCTACTTTGGCAAAACATTCACTTCGCTTACTACCTATATCATCATATTCTGCTGGGTGCTGATCCACATCTTCGGGTCTCCAGTATTCCATAGTACCGTATCCGTTGTATATCCAATTAATGCCCCATACGCCAGGTCCGTCAATGTGTATTATTCCTTGATAATTATTTTTATAGAAAAAGTTAACAAAATCCCATTCAATACCACGCCATGATAACCATTCGGGTTTAACTAGATCTTTGGGATGGTATTGTTTGTACAATGTTTTGTCTTTGCCTATTAGTAATTCTTTCTTTCCAAAATCTGTAAGAATTTCATCTAATGGTGGCAAATCCAATTTATACATAAATTCAGTCATGAACTATTTATTAGGTAATAAATACTGCTATGGAATTATACAAATTTTTAACAATAGATAATCAAGAACTTATATCAAATAAGTTATACGATTATGTAGTTAACCATACAACAATACTTGAAGACAAATACGATTGGAATACGCTTAATCTAGAAGAGGTGTTGTCTTTTGTTCCTGAGTTAATAGATTCTTGTGCTAAATTAGTTAATTGTCCCATTAAAATGATTTCTATAATACACAGAACGCCAGGTGACGATGGCAAAATTCATATTGATCAAGGTCCTGCCAAATATAGACTGTTAATGCCTGTTAAAAATTGCCAAGGTAGTTATACAAAGTTCTATGCCTTAAACGGTAATCAAGTAGAAGAACGATTCAATCCCAACGGTAATAGTTTTTTAACTATATCCGCAGTTAATCCAATGCCAGAAATTGGTTCTATTGAATTAATTCAACCTGTTGTGTTTAATTCAAAAGTACCGCATGGAGTTTATACTAATCCAAACTTAACTGAGCCAAGATTAAGTGTTACTATTGGTTTTGGTGATTACCCGATTCATTTAGTTTTAATGAATTCAGAAAATACAGTTACAGCTTCTTGAAAAGTTAATCTTTCTTTAGTACTGATTGTTTCAAATACCAGACTTATACAAAATCTTTCAGTATCACTATTAACTACTCTGTGAGGACATCCTACTTGTACTAAACTAGGTTGTCCTACTTTTTGTGAATGTACTAACTCTACTTCTGGTTCATTATAATATAAAGCGTAAGATTTAATAGCTGTAGTATTAAGAACTGTGGGCGTATAATTTTTGTTTGTTTTGTACCAATACATTGTGCCGTTGCCATAAACCCAATTTAATTTAGCATAGTCACCTGCTACTTCTGTATCACTATGTATATTCCCGCCACCATAAGGTTGTCTATAAAAAATTTCAACTAATCTTACAGCTAACCCCAGCTTATTTAAAAATTCTACTAGCTCAACACTTAGGTCACTAATATTAATTTGAAAATGTCCTGTTAGTTCGTAATTTTGTTTTAAAAATTCAACAGGAGATAGTTCTGATTTGAACAGTGGTAAATCTAGGCTAAGATCAACACAATAATTATTCATATAATAGATATTCTATATCTTCGACAAACCCCATTGTAAAAGATATGCGTGGATTATTTGGATTATTACTCACTACTTGATGCGGTTGATCATTTCTAAATATCAAAGGTTTATCAAGATAATATTGATCAACATGAGTACATTTAGATGGATCTAATTTCAATAACGGGATACCATTAGGTTGTAAAACTTTTTCAGGTGCCGCGCTAGTAGTAAAAAACCTAGTTTCGGTATTTTCACAATTTAATACTGGTATGATTATTCTACAATTAGAATTTATGTCGTGGTCTATGTGTAAAGTTCCGGTAGCATAATCGCTAACAAAAAATGCCGCATATCTTAATGTAATGTTTAAAGGAGCTAGCATTTCGCTTAATTCAGGCACATCTTTTAAAAGGTCAGTTAAGTCAACTGATTTCCAAGACGAAGTTCTTTGGTCCACTAAAAATAGTTGACTGTGTTTGTTTATGTAATCGTTTAATTTTGCGGAAACTGTTTCAAAATTTAAATCTAAGTATTTGTAATATTTCATCTTAGTGTAATAGCATCAATGGGTGGCAGTACAGGATCAGTATCTAATGTTTCCCATGCCCAGGGCATTAATCTAATGCTAATACCAATCGCTGGACTATCACTAGTATTGCGTAAAGCATGGAAAGTACCAATATCACTTAAAAATGGTTTGTCACAAACAACGCTTTCAATTTCCTTAGCATACTTATAATGTATCATAGGAACTGTTTGCCAGTTTTCTGATTCTCCGTAGTAAAATATTTTTGAAGGATCGGCAGGTTCAAACCAAGACCATATTAAATTCTCACAATTCTTCAAAGGTAAGAATATACATCTGTGTAGTTTTCCTGGATCTTTAGTTTCTTTGGGTTTGTCTGAATGTATGTTTATAGCTTTGTTGGGCGGAAAGTACACTAACATAATTCTTCGTCTATCAATTTTAGACACATTAACTTTTAATAATTCTAAAATTTTTTGTTCAGTTTCTTTGTTTATAGGAACCACTTGTTCGCGATCCTTATTTTGTATTGTAATAATAGATAAGATTTCTTCAATTGGTGCCGAATCCCAATTGATTAATTTATAGTGGTCCATAAAAATATTTATATAAATATCACCATGCCAAATGATAACTTACTCTTTGCTAGTGTGAATTTAGTTGCTCTAGATCAAAAAGAGGCGGCTGAACAAATTTTAAACATTCCAGACAGATATAGTTTTTGGGACGACTATAGACATACCAAAATGATTCCTTTAATGAGCAAAGGTGGCATGATAGCGTCAAATAGTTTGCCGGGAGAATTTAATTGGAACGCCCATACTCCAAAACTTATTAGCGATTGGTTTGATAATGTAGTATTTCCGTGGATGGGCATGAAGTCTAGAGTTATGGCATTAATTACGCAACCTGGAGTAGCTAACTACGAACACATAGATTGTGATCCACACGAGCTTAATACCAAACAGCACAAATTTAGAATTATATTACAAGGGCGCACTGATACTTTATATTTTATAACCAAAGATGGTAACAAGTACGCTCCAAGTGCAGAAGGTCCTTTTCTAATGGACGGTGGCTGGGCTCATGGTATGGTTAATACTGCCGACGAAGTTAAGGTTACATTAGCAGTCGGTGCTCCGTGGACCGGAAACGAACAATATAATAATATCGAAATACTAATGAATCGTAATGATTACGAAATGCCCAAAGACCTTACCCCTTATTGGAAAAAATGACTTTCTTTCACAAAACAGATTTTGCTTTTTCTGAAACTGCTAGACAGTGGATATTGGATCGATACGAAGAAAGATTCAATCGAAAATTCTTTCACGACTTAGATGTTACACAGTACGAATATCAAAACGAGTGGCAAAATAGTTTAGCAGGGCAAGAATTAAAACAGTTTTTATCTAAATATAACTGCGACACAAGTTACTATGGCATAAATGTATTTGTTAGCAATATGCCTTATGCTATTAAAAGTAATCCACATATGGACGCAAAGTTCAGCAAGGGTAATGCTTACAAAATTAAATCTCGATTTAATGTAATGGTTCAAGGTAATCCCCAAGACCCAATGGTTTGGTGGGGCAATATGGAATACGGCGATTCTCGACTAGTTGATTGGAAATTTCATAGTATTACCGGACAAGAGTATGTAAGCAAAGCAATACCAGGATCCAATCCAGAAGAGCGGTGGGAATATCTAAAAGAACCTACATTATCCGTTCCAAATTTATTAACTCCTAGTGCCTTTGTAAAAACCGATTGTGCCCATGCTGTAGTATTAAGCGAAGGGCCCAGATTAATTGTTACAGTAGCAATAGACAAATCGGTAGACGAAATCATCAAACCGCTTGACTAACATCGAGTATTGTAGTATAATATAACTTACATAAAAGGAACCATCATGGCAAAACCACAACAAACAGCATCAGAACTTTCGCGCACATTAGCGGGTCAATGGTCTAAAACTGAAAAACGAGCAGAAGCTAGTCGCCAAATTATGGCTAGTAAGAAAAAGACTTATGAAATCCTTAAAGCATTCCGTAACACACAATTTTTAACAAAGTAATCCAACCACTATAAAGGTATATATGAAATTAGTACAACAACCACTAACTGGCGATAAAATTGTTCCACGCTTGGTTCCAACCAAATATGATCCAACGGACACCACCGGGCGCACATCTGAAGCGGCTGCTAAAGTCGTTGGCCGATATGAATTAATTTCAATTGGTGCCGCTCGTATTCGCGAATTGCGTACCGGACATACTCGCAAGGTTAAGTCGGCTTATGGCGATTTAGTTACAGTACTATTAGAAATTGAAGCAGGCGAGATCGATGCTGGAGAGTACTTACTAAAATCTACAGCGCCGCCCAAGCGTCATAAGTAAAAAAGAATTACGGAGAGCTGGCCGAGCGGTCGAAGGCACCCGCCTACTAAGCGGGCATGGATCTAAACAGTCCATCTGGGGTTCGAATCCCTAGCTCTCCGCCATAATCTTAAATATAAGATGAATCAGTTTTATACTCAAACTACATTACCTGCGCCAAACATAAATTACAAAAAAATATGGCCTAATAGTCCTACAGATATTACAGATAATATTCCGCGATGGAGAGCTTACCCGTTAATAGGTGCTAAAAATTTATTTTGGACTAAGGAAATTAGAGAGAGTTTGTCAGCTGAAAATATTTTTCCTACTGTAGTTAGAATTTTTAGATGGCGACCCAATGGATCTTTTCCTTGGCATATCGACGGAACTAATTCAGAAACTACTATGTTTGCTATCAATTGGGTATTAGAAGGCACTGGCCTTATTCAGTGGAATTCAAAATTAATATTACCTAAACCTGATAAAAATTATAAGCATTTGGCGGCTGGTACCAAGGATAGTACTCTACATGATACATACGAGGAATCAGCATTTGGACATGGCTGTTTAGTTAACACTACTATACCTCATAGAGTTGTTAATAACAGCGATGTACATAGAATCACATTATCGATACAATTTGGTAATCATTTTACTTACAAAGAAGTTCGTGAAAAATTA